AGTTCTGGTAATCCGAATATCGTACTGTCCGGCAACTAAACCTTCCTTCCTGAATACCCTTCTTACTGTTGATCGCGACCTCTCGGTAATTGTTTCTATTGGTAATTCGCTATAAACCGAATCTGAATGCAGCTTGTAGTCAACCTGGTAGGAGACGCTCCAGGCTAAGATATCGGATCCACTTACCTGGAATAGCCCTGAGGGAAGGGTAAGGTATATCTCAAACGCTTCCACGTCCACGTCATTCGTGGTATAAACGTACGGAGCAGACTGAACCAATTGTGACCCTATATTATAGATATTGTGGAGATCCCCAAAGTTTTGAATAATAGTTTGATCATTTGTGCCATATCGTTTTTCGACTACAATATCAGAAAAGTTTTCTATTGGATTATCATTGACTAGAATATCATCAATACTTTCTATTTCTCCCTCTCCTACGGCAATAAGCATATTAAGATACTGCTTATCTCCATCGGTAGAAATGTACTGGTTAACGATATTTCCCCCGGTGCGGTGCTCACCATAAATTACTTTAACCGGAATCCCAACTTCCTGGACAGTACGGATTCCATCCCAGCCATATGTTGGAGAGTTGGCATCGAGTCCTTCTCCTGAACTTCCGAAACCAGGCTGTCTTGCAGCCATAATTGCTTGATAGACCGAATATGCAGTTAAAGCTATGCTTGCTACGGTTAAGATAGCTCCTACAACTCCCAAACTCATCCACCAAACATAGATAGCTGCGCCTATCGCACCCCATCTTATTTTAGGGGTTACTATAATCTCCGATTGATCGTCAAGTGAAATATCGAAGTCACTAACTACTTTCCCGTCAACAATAACCTCAAGATCTTTATATTCTATCCCGATCTTGTTGATATAGTCTTTAAGTAGCAAGTTGCGCGAGAAATCAAATTCCCATTCTTGGCAATCCTTTTGAAACCTTACCGGGTAATATTTTATGCGGACTGACATTGTTTTATCCTTTTTTATACCTGAAGAATCCAGTTATTTTAGACTTCCAGAATCGATCCGTTATCCGGCTGATGATAACCCCGGCCCTGGTACAGTGAATAAAATTTTTATCGTTAAGCATTACTCCGGCATGATTGGCAATCCCTGCCCCATTATTAAGAAGAATAACGTCAAGCGCTAAGGGTATCTTTACTCGCTCCCATTGCTTCCGGTAGTTCTCCATAAACAGATCCTTCCCTTTCCAGGACCAGTCCTCCGGATATTCCTCGCCTATATCCCACAGGTCTACATTCCTAACGTCTTTATAAACAATCTTTATCAATCCCCAGCAGTCAAGACCTTCAATCGTCCGGCCTGTATGCTTGTAGGGTATGCCTAAATACTTCATGATGGATAATATCTCACTCATACTATGCTATGGTTAGTTGTCTGCTTGGGATACTTGGAAAACCCCCAAATCTTATATAATTCTCAAGTTCCTGGCACCTCTGCTGAGTTTTATTACAGGCTGTTTCTGTTCCAGCATAGGCGCATTCGGTGCCTTTGAATTTCCATTGGCAATAATTACGAGAGTAAGTTCTTCTGGGAAGCATGACTGACAAGACATCGATCTTAGGTAAAAGAACGAACTCGGCAACGTCCTGATTGGCGGTATAGCTATCTATGTAATAGGTAAAATCTATTTTGTCATCGATATACTCTAACCTGTTAGCCCAGACTAGGCGCATCCGAACTTTCTTCCCTCGCCAGTTATATAACTCGAGATAGTTCTGGATAACCCTGGACACGTTCGATACCTTTACCCTTACTGAATCAATTTCGTTCTGGGCATTCTCGCTGATCTTATCGTGGTTGATAGGAGTGGCTGAATAAAGTACAGAATCAAACGTTACATCCGTCTTATACTCAGCCAGATTAAGGTTATGAGAAGCGTCATCAAAGTCGAATATTGTATAAAGGAATATCGGCTTATTTGTTTCTTTATTGAGTTCCTGGATAAAACCTGTAGTGGTATCTAGCATGAAAGCACCTTGAGTTGAAAGGAGCATTGAAAACAACCGCCTTCGTACTTATTAGAAAAGGATCCCGGCTCAAACCTGACCGTATACTGCACATTGTCGAAAGGACTGGTGAAAGTAAAACTTTCTAACGCTCCATAGTGATTTGTAAAGTAATTGCGATATGCCAGCATTTGATCTTTCGTTAAAACCGGAGTCGTAATCTTAAACGATCCGACCGGCCTCGCATGCCTTAATCTCCTTTGTTCGGATCCATTCTCGAACTCCGAAATAATCACGTTAAAGTCCGGAATCTCTTCTATCGATTCCCTGGCTAAAGCAAAGTCACTAACCGGAGGAGTCGAAGGCGATGCACTTGGAGAAGGACTTAAACTTGGACTCTTAGAGGGTGATAAGCTCGGAGAATAGCTAGGCGAAATACTAGCCGATGGAGACCGAGACGGAGACGCTGACGGTGACTTGCTAGGTGAAACACTAGCGGATACACTTGGAGAAATGCTTGCGCTAGGTGATCTTGAAGGAGATACTGACGCTGATACGCTGCTCATCTTCTTTTAACCTCCCGACGGATGACGCCATTTCTCAACGAGTTCTGATTTACCACGTTGATAATAACGCCATTACCCTCTTTGCCGGACATCGCTGCTGCTACGGCTTCCGGAGTGATAAGATTATAAATAGTAACCGCCTGTGACTCATTCTTTGCTGCGTCGTATTTAGGAACGACTTTCTCTCCTTCGTGTAACTTGTAATTTCCAGCTTCAGGAACGTAGTCTATGCCTTCTGCATAACCTGCGGTCATTCCTATGTTAGCCCCGGTAGCCATAATATTCTCTGCTCCACCTGAACCCCAAGCTCCTGCAAAAATACCTGCGAATCCCGTAACGACTTTCATCGCCATCCATTTTGCTATGATTTCAGCTATTACATCTATAACCATATTCCCAAAGCTAACGAAGTAACTTTTCATGCTACTCAAATCACCTCTTATTCCATCAGCTACTATGGTTTTGAAATTAGACTGTAACCCGGTAAATATACCCTGGGTAAATTCAAGTATGCCATTAAAGTCTTGTTTCATCTGAGCCAGCCACTGGTCTACTGTTTGTTTAACACCTACGGTCATATCCTCTGCGTTTGACTTCACGTTTCCAAAAAGACCATTCGCAGAATCACTCGTATCTGATACCATATCCTTAACTGCGCCTACAATTTCCTCGTAATACGCTCCGACTTGTTTAAGGTTATTCTGGGCTTTCTCATTGAAACTATCTGCGGAAGCGTCAAACTGCTTACGCAAACCGTCAAGAGCATTTCCTACTCCTGGAATCAAGGATACTAACTTCTGCATCATACCTATAACAAACGCAAAGCTTCTTTGAATAGCGCTCATCGTACTGTCTATTACACTGAGTAACCCTGACATAATGATTCCGGCAATAGATCCTACGATGATAAAAATGTTATAGACTCCTTCTCCGATCCATTCTATAAACTCTTTCCACCTGGCTTGCATTTGTTGCATCCGTTCATAATGGGTAAGTTGACTGGCGCTTATACTATCTAGATCATCTTTAGTTTTCTTTAGAATCTCATTCGCGATCGCCTGGGCTTTATAGAATTGCTCAACCTTTTCCGTGGTCATTCCAGTTGCCCTGGCATAATTAGCCACCGCAACTGTAGCGTCTACATTTATTCCGTACGCTGTTTTTAGTGCTCTGGTGAATCCCCCGGTAACGGAATTTGCGATCGTGTTGTACGCCTGCTCAACAGTCTCTCCGGTCTTTCGTGCTTCCGCGCGTGCGACCTGCATCAGTGCGACTATCTGGGATTGACTAAGAGATCTTCCGATCAGGGCCGAAGTAGTGGAAGCGATACTGGAAAACTCAACTGTAAATGCGGATGCCTCTTTAAGGGCTTTCTTTAGTTCCTTTCCAGCTATGCCGGCACCATTGGCTATACCCATAAAAGCATCTTCTATCTGCCGTGATCTAGCTGCTGGTAAGGCAAGGTCCCAGGAAACTTTAGCAACTGCAACTGCAGCAGCTATGGTAACCGATATTCCTACCCAATTAGATTTAATTGAGTTAGCGAATGAAGCGAACCCGGAGTTCATTTTGTCCCGGTCACGCCCTACGGACGCCACCGATGCGTTCCACTGGGTCTTGTCCAGAACCATCCTTCCTACCACAGCACCGGCATCGAAAGCCATATTATCCCCCTTATAACTTTTTCATTAGTTTAAGATCATCCCAATTCTTTTTAACCACTTCCTCATGACCTACTTTAAGAGATTGCAGTTGCATTTCCAATTCCCCCATTACTCGAGAGTATCCTTCTTGGTCCGCCATTCCTATTCGCACTGCCTGGATCTGCTTAATATAGTCCGAAATATTCTTAACCTTGGCTTCTCTTTGCCAAAACATTAAGTCTCTAACGTCTATATTAAGCAGATCCCTGTACCGGAACAATCCCGGAAAGGCAGAAGCTATGAATGCAAAAGATTTGCCTCTGCCTTCTACGCGTTTTTTAGGGAATCTCCCGGAGTAATAGCTTTCATGATTAGTTCGATCACGCTTTTGATCTTGCGTATATCGATCAAACATGCCTCTTCTTTGGGGATTCCTGTAAGTATAGAGAACTGCTCGACAATGCCCAGGATAGGATCCGTTTTATCTA